AACGTTTATTAGAGTTAAAGTGTAAACATCTCGTAAGGCTACCAAATGCGGTAACCCAATCGCTTTTAGCGATATGCTCTAAAGCACGTGACTTGAACTGTTAGTAGATCTAACTGCTACGGTTTAAGAGAAGAATAATCTTCGTACTAGAGGGGATCTCTAAGGCGGTTTGTTAAGAAACCTCCTTTGGAGATCGTCTAGTACTGACGTTATAAACTTCAAGGAACTTATCCTCGTTTCACAACGTGTCTGCGGCCGTGATTCTCCTTTTAATTGGGGAGATAACGAAACCGAAGTCTCATAAGACTAAATTAAATCGTTTCTATCTTCGTTAGATAGGGATAGTACTACTCGATATTCGTGAGAATATCATTGCACCTTTAGGAAACTAAAGGAAGTAAGCAGTTGTATTCCTTCTTCCTACATGAGCCGGTGCTAATCGATTCCGTCTTGAACGGTCAGATTAGTATAGGTTACCTATACTCCTCTTGGAGGAGTGGTAAATCATATAAAGAAGAAAGGCACCACTAGTACCAATCCTAAGTCTTCGTAAGGTTTTGAAGAACTCTGGAGCTAAAGGATTATTATTAATCCTAAACTGAAAGTCTTCAAGGAAGGTTATCAAAATCTTTAGAATTTAGAAACCCTCATGACCGTGGAAAACGGAGTGAGTAAAGTGGCTCTATCCCCTGAAGGGTAGATGCGCGACTAAAGCAAATGAACCAATGAAAAGAATTTTCCATTTTAGTAAATTTGCGTTTAATCATGTTCTTATGAGTGACATCATCAGTGTAAAAGCTGGTGCTACATTCATTTTCATCTTGAAAAAGATTAAAATGATTGTAGGTGGAAAAGTTTCTGATTCGTTTATAAAATCAATTACTTCTGTTGTAAGACAACTGAGGGCAATTAAAACTGAACAAGGTGTAAATGGATTAATAATCTATTTAAAATCTTGTCAGATTGCTCTTCAGCAAGCGGCTTCTGGATACTATGTCCCAGATATGCGAGCTGTGGGTGCGAGAGTTTCTCGAACTCACAGATCCGGCTATCCGAGAATAATTCCAAGTCAGCATAGACATATTATGTTGAATAATCTTCCAGGTAAATATTTTTACTTGAGATTTTATTTAACAGTATTCTATGTTTATAGAGTTATCCAAATCAAACAATATGTAGTTAAATTAGCTACTATTACTGATGCGGGTAAATCTTTTGACTTTGATTTATTCTTCCCGCTTAAATATGGAATTAGATTTATCACTTTATTTATTAAGACTGAATCAATTAGATTTGATCCAGTTTCTTACTTAAATAAATATTCAAAATTCTTTTCTATATTAAAAGCGAGTCCTTTAAGTGTGACAGACGGAAATGGTGATAGACTTTGGTCTACCCATCCGTTCGTTTTACTTAGATCAGCTTTAGCTATTAGACAAGACAAAGATATTTCAGATATATTTGAATATCTTTGTGGTTTCTTCTTTCCACGACTGTGGAGAGTATTAGACCAAATCTATTATGCTTCAAAAGCTAAACTAGGTAAACTGTCCTTTAAAGAAGAGGCAGCTGGTAAATTAAGAGTCTTTGCTATAGTAGATTGTTTTACTCAATGGTTATTACGACCACTTCATAAAGTAATCTTCTTAGTGTTAAGAAGAATACCTATGGATGGTACGTTTGACCAATTGAAACCTATTAAGCGATTGCTTAAACAAGGTCATAAATCATTCTACAGCTTAGATCTAACTGCCGCTACTGATAGGCTTCCTATTAGTGTCCAGTCATGGTTACTTAATATCTGGTTCAATCAGATTCCCGCTTTTGGGAGTCTGTGGGCTAGATTATTAGTAATCAGAGACTATTATTTCACTGCTCCTAAAGGTTCAGACTTTTCAAAAGTTGGACCTAAAGGTAAAGTAAAATATAGTGCTGGGCAACCAATGGGAGCTTACAGTAGTTGGGCTATGTTAGCCTTAACTCACCACTTTCTGGTGCAAGTATCCGCTTGGTCTGTGGGTTATCCAAAACATAAACTATATAGCAATTATGCTTTATTAGGTGATGATTTGGTAATCGTTGACAAACATGTCGCCGATTCTTACCTGAGACTAATGGAAGCTATTGGTGTAAAAATCAATCTCTCTAAATCTATTCTTTCCCATAAAGGAAAAGGATTAGAGTTCGCGAAACGAACTTTCGTGGATGGTCAGGACGTAAGTCCTGTATCCTTTAGAGAATTGAGTGAAGCCTTACTTCCAGGTAATATTTCTTCTTGGGTGGCATTCTCAAGACACTATGGTCTTAACTTCTACCAACAAGCGAAAATCTTGGGTTATGGTTATCACACATGTAAAACATCTTTTAGAAAGATGAATCACGCGTTGAAAGTCCTATATTTAACAAATATAGCCAAAATTGACTTTACTTCTGAAGTTTTACAACTTCAGCATAAAGTTCCAATTGACTTAAATGCAAATGTTCAAGCTTTCAAAGATACTGTGTTGAAACCAATCCTGGTTGACCTTAAAGTTAAACTATACGGTAAATTTGCCGACTTAGAACATCCTCAAGTGTTAGAAAACATTCGAGGAACTAATGAGGAATTTATCGTTAGGGAAACTATAGAAGTATGGTCAAATAGTGATAGTAATTCTAGTCTTCTTTCTGAATTATTCGAAAGAGGTATAAACACCGAAAGACTCGGTGGTAAGTATTTCTCTGAAAAGAGATTACCTACTTTTGTACATCCTGACGATCCTGGAATGGATCCTAAGGAATATGCAAAATTTGTATCTTCATTAGGATATGAAGATCCGGCTTTAACTGCCAAAAATCTTAACAGTTTAATGGTGTATCTACATCAACAAGTTGTTAATGATGAAGTACCAGTTATTCTGGAAAGACTTAGAAAAGCAATCTCTAGCTTCGACCTAAGACTGATAGATACTCTTGATGAGTGTTTATCTGCCTATCTTCTAATTTCAAGACTTAAAGCTATTCAAGAAATAGCTGCCTTGAGATTGGAAGGGACAGTTTTAACT